CCTTTTTCCGATGACCAAACAAATCTAAGATGTGTGTATCCAGAATTTCCCACGAGATGCCAACATTTGCATCATGATACTTCAAACACAAATCAAGAACTTGACGGCATTCCTCCTTGTTTAGTCTGATATTTATGTTTTGGGCTTGTTCCTTAACGTCTTCGACATTCCACAAAATGGAGATGTGATCATCATCAACCCAACCCCACTTCGGTAATTTTTTCTTTCTCATAATTAAAACCTAATTGGTTCAGCTTTTCTAAAATCGTCTTCAAGAAAAATTGGCTCTCCTGATATTTCATAGCCCGCTTGTTCTATTAAAATTTTTTTAGCCATTCTTTCATTTTTTGCATAGATCTTATATTGCATAGTTGCAGGTATATCGTATACAAAAAGTTTATTTTTATTTTTCATTTTAATATTTTAATTTAATTTGATTAGGCCTTGTAACTCTATCTCTACCAGTTTCATAAAACAAAGTATCATGAAGTTTCCATTTTTTAAGATGACGAGCTTCGTTGGCCACAGTCCCAAAACCACGGCGCTGAGTTCCTGATCTTATCTGCACCCACATCTTTTCGTTTACATTACCTTCAGTAAACCATACGTAAACAAAATTTTTAAAGTCCTTTAATAGTTCTTGTTTTTTTATTTTGAAGTAAGTTTCTTTACCGTGCTCTTTGCACGTATAAATCATATTTTCTTTCGGCTTCTGCATCGTGGCTCCTTTTGTTAATTGTTAAAGCAAACTGTCCCATACATATAAGATAAGTAATTCCTAATGTCAAGTATAATTTTAAAATATTTTTCTACTACGCCACAGATTGTGACGCACCGACCACAGACCTTGGTGAGCAGCATGCTACCCTGGTGAAGTAGAATCCTGATCCGTGATTCGATGTTTGTGGATCTTGGCTACGGGACGGGAACTAGAAACGGGAATGGGAGCTTAAAAATGGTAGCCCAACGGACACTAAACAGGAGCTAATTATTTAGAGGATGTCGAGCTACCGACCACAAATATAATCATCATGGGATGTGATGTCAACAATTATTTTTTATTTGTTTTTGAACTTGCATCCTGGTGCCCTGAAGTAGATGCCTGATGGGTGATTATCTTATTTAAAACCGCGGTCCATGAAACGGGGTGCGGGAAATGGGAAACGGGAAGCGTGAATAACGGATCAGGGTGCAAGCAAGAATTGTAGTCATAAAGTTTTACGGCCCTCAGCCTGAGGTCGAAATTTAAGATAAAAACTCTGCCACCAGCACTACCGCGTTTTAAAATCCACGCTTTTTGATATTTAGTTAATGAAGTTTGTTTTCTCTTTTTTACCTTCAACTCGAGCCAAAATTCAGTTCCTCGATAACATCCATTGACATCGGGAATGCCAAGTCCAACATTAGTTTCGATTCTTTGAAAGTGTACGTTTGGCAACGCTTTTTTTATTTTTTGGTATAGCTTCGATTCTTCTTTTTGCATCAAATTTTCCGCAAACTAAATGCGTTTGTAGATAGGGTAAAAACCATTTGTTATCTCTAAAAACTTGTGAAAGACTGTTTGAAATAGCGTTAACAATTAATTCCTCGTTTTTTTCTTTAAAAAGTAAATTTCCTTGTGAGCTAAGTCCCGCTTGATAGACACAAGCGTGAATAATTTCGTGTAAGAGGGTATTGGCCTCTGATCTAGCATTCTGTTCTTTTTGGATATCGATTTTAGCGTTGCTACTGTCATATTCTCCTAAAACATTATCATCCTTCTTGTCTTTTGTCTCAAAATTAATTAAATTAATTGCAATATCTTCAAATCCAATTTTAATCTTTTTTTTCATTAGTTTTAATCTCCACCGCACCTAAAGACATGTTTAAGTGCTTGTTATGTACTCTATTAAACTGCACCCAAAAATCTTCTTTAAGAAGATTTTTTGTTTTCTTCGATTTCAAGGACTTTTTCAAACGATATCTCATCTTTAAGCTCATTGATTGTTTTGATTAATTCATCTTTTGTCATCGCTGACAAGTCTTGCACTTTAATCTCTTTTCGATCAATGTAAAAGCCTGCTGCTTGCCCAAGCCTAAATTCTGCATTAATAGCCGCAGCAAGTTGGTTTTTATCTTCGGCTTTTTTTGAAAGTGAGTCTAATCTTTTTAAATGTCTTAAATAATCCTTATAGGTATTTGTTTTTGTCTCACGCAATCTTTCAATATACGCAACAACATGAGGAAACTTATCTGGGTTTGTTAATAGACTTCCCCATTTACCAGTGGTTGTTTCGGCATAACCTGCGTGACGGGCAGCTTCTTGTTTTGTACAATCAGGGTAATTAGCAACATAAAATTCTGCAAATGCACGTTGTTTACCAGTTAAAAGCTCAGCCCCTTTCAAATTTGCTTTAACTTCTTGAACTAAAGTTTCCATGAATTTTTAATTATAATATAGATATTTCTATGTAAATAACACTGTAAAGGTAAGAAAAGTTTTCTTGTCCAGTAGAATAATAGTACATATATGTTAACTATATTGATTATTATTGTTATTTTATTTGTATTTATTGAATTTAGTGTTCAGTGTACTTTCAGGGTAGTATGCTGAAAGAATAACTATTGGTATATCTATCTTATTTGATGTTTTCAGCTTGTCAGTGTACTTTTAAGTTTATTTTTATGTAGAGACATGAAAAGGTCTAATGTATCTATATATGTGGCTGAAATTTGTGATTTAATTGATTTTTTTGATGGTGGACTGAATGAATCAGCCCACCATAACTAATGAAAGGTAGGTGTGTTATTTATATCACAGTCCGTGATCCGTTGTCCACACCCCTGCGTTCAATAATTGCCTAAATTAATGCAGGCAATAGGTTAATTGTCCTTATCGTCCTCGTCTTGATCTTTCAGATCTTCATCTTCATCTTCATCTTGTATTTCAAGAACTGACTTAATATTTTCTACGTCAGATTCTAGTTTTTCGATTTTTTCTTGTAGTTGTTCTATAACGTTTTTGTTGTCTTCACTCATTGTATTCTCCTATTTTTTTTATTTTACTCTTCGTCTTCGTCTTCGTCTTGGTTCTTATCTTCATCCTCGTCATTTTCAACATCATTTTCGAGCTCTATTACCTTATCTCGTAAAGCAATTAAATCATCTTCAATTCTGTCGATAATGTCTTGGATTGTTTCTTTTTTTTTCTTTCCCAAAATCTACCTCCACGAGGCCAAATATACAAAAAATTATATGGGATAAAGCCCCGTAAAAGCCTTAATTTTCGCGATGTATGCTCAGTAGACGATAAATGCTCAATAGACTATGAAAATTAAAAATATTTATTTTTTAAATGTTTTAAATAAATCTTCTGCAGCATCTGTGTAAAACTTTTGAATATTATTAAAATAATTGCTCCAAAATGCTTTAACATCACTATAAGAAGGTATTATAAATAGTTTTTCCATGTTATTTCTCCTGTTTTCTAAATATATATGTTGCAGTGCAACAAAATTCAAGTGGTTAAATGCTCAATCATATTATTTTTAGCAATGAGCTTACAAATCATTATAAAATCTTTCAAATTCAAATTATTTTTCATGCTATTAATAATAGCACAGCAAAATACAAGGTTACCATCTATGTAGGGTTTTGTACTATCAATCCGATCAATAGAAATATTATATAAAGTTTTACCAACACCTAACGTGTGCGTCATTTCAATTCCAGAGTACGGACACCGCATTCCAAATTTTTGATATTGTTCTTGCCAAACATCTAAAAACTCACTTAATGAAATTAAACATTCGGCTCTTTTTGAATTTTTACGTTGTCTATTTAATCCTTGATAAGTTCGTCTTACAAAAGCAATTGAATTCAAAGACCATCTTTGTTTTTGTTCCTTATTTTTACAATCCTTACACCAAGAATCAAGGGTTTCTCGATCACCTCTTTTATAAAAAAGTGTTGATAATTTTTTTTGTTTGCATTTTGGACAATTTTTATAAGAAGTTTCCTGTGCCGTTGTCAATGTTTCTTCGTTCATTGTATTTTTTTCGCCAGTTAATGTAATTAATTTGTTCTTTAGTGAAATAAATTTGTTCGTTGTCGACCATTTTAAGATATTTTTCTCTAACTGTTTTATCGTTTAAATCTGCTAAGTTACAAATGATCTTAAAGTTTTCACTATTATTTATAAACCACAAGTGAGCTTGATATTTAAACATAATTAACGATCGTTCCATTCCGGGATAAATAACATCCTCGAATGCTCGTTGAATTACTGCTCTCCAAAGTTTTGTTTCTGGTAAGACTTCGTCTTCGTAAATTTCTGTTTTTAGCTCCTGCATTGTAGTTCATTTAGACGAAGGCCGGCTAGGTATGGTAGCTCTTTAACGAGATCAAACCGACCTTCATCCAAATCACTTTACTACACGTAGGCCACGCATAGCCAAACGATCCTTATTGGTTCGTTTATAAACTTCATCAAGATAGGATTTAAATCCTAATGTACTATCACTAAAGCCAAAAGTGGTGCCACAATAGAGACCGAATAGTACAGACGATATTTTTCTATACTCTTCTCTCGTTGTGCGAGATGCGATAATCGCTAATGTTTTTCCAAATTCTGTCTTGTTCACAAGTTTTCATTTGTTGTGCCAGCAGATTATTAGAATTAAAGACACAAAAACAAATATTATCTCAATCCAATGTAAACCAACTAGCAGTTCAAGCATTGTCCGTGATTCGTGTTTCTTGAGTCGTTTTCCGTGAGTCTAGGTGTGATGTACACTTGGGGCAATTTATAAAGTTATTTAAGTCCTTGTACAAGAAAAAAATTGAAGGATAAAAACCTTGTTTTTTAATATAATTATTACCCTTACAAACTGTGCAATTATTTTGATTTTTGGCCATTTTTATGTTCCTTAAAGATTTTTTCAAGGTAGGCCTCTGGACTCATTTTTTTTAAATTTGCACGTCTTTCTATTTCTTTATCAACTAATAAAGCTATAAAAGCTGCAGGGTTACGATACTCTTTATCGCAAAGCGCTAATAATTTATCATAGCTTGATTTTCTAACCGCAACTGACTTCCAGTTTTTTATGTCCATTTATTTTTCTCTTTTATTTATTAATGTTTCAATTTTATGAGGCATTGTTATTACATCACTTGCAGTTATTTTAAATCCATTTACTGTAAATAAAGTGGGACCCATACATCCAATTAATAATAATAGTATAGATATTAAAATTATTTTCATATTTTAAAATCTCGTATCATTGCCCAACGTTCCTCGATTGTGGGTTCGTTACGCAGTTTCCAAAAAATTCTTAATCGATTTTTTAATGGCGGGTAACTTTTGCCATCTGGGTGATTGTCCATATAATATTTTCTAGACGTGTATAATAAAAAATTATTAATTATTCTTTTAATATATTTCATGTGTATAGAACAATTGTTAAGATCATTAATAACCAACAAATTATGATGAACAATAACCAAGGGTAAGGCTCAAAATTATTTAATTTCATATTAATCCCTATAAATTTTTATGGCTATAATTATAGTAACTACTAAAGTTGATAAAATAACAAAATCAGTTAATACCATTTTTTTTCTTTCTTAGATTACCAAATACATCATATTTTTTTTTATACATTGCTATTCCTTTTTTTAACCATGCAGGTTGTTTACTTTTCTTCATATCAATGTCTAAACCCCCTAATATCTAAAATTGCTTGTTCTGGAGTATAATTATATTTTTGTCCTAATGCTACAAAAAAGTTTAAAACTCTTTTTTGAGCTTCTTTTTCATTTTTAGGTTTTTTCCCATTACAATAAACATGTTCTGCAATTAAACTATTGCAGTCATATTTTTTCGTTAACATTTCAATCCATTTATATAAAGGATGGTTTTTATCAACTACTATTTTTTTCATAAGAAACTCCACAATACAAAACACGTTACCAGTAAACTAAATCTTGGTAACAATGTGTAAAACAAAATTAATGTAACAAATAAAAATAAAATCATTTAACACCTTGGTATTGTTTAATTATATGATCTGCAATATCACTGTCTATTAAAACATATCCTGTGTCGTTTAACTGTAATTTTAAATTACAAAGTTTTTCTTTACATGCTTTATAAAACACGCTATCTGACAAATCATTTTTAGGCACAGCTTTAGCTATGTCTTGTACTTCTTTTAAATACTCAAACCAATCTTTAGCCATTATTTTTTTATTGAATTAATAAATTTTCTATAAACACTTGCTGCTGAAGTTTTACCCATAACTCTTGCTCTTTGTTCCATGGCGATAGCCGCTTGTATTTTATGTGCATGTGTTTTACCACTATTTTTTATTTTAGATACGCTTTTTTTAGCGTCCGCTAAAGTTGCAAATTTTAATCCCCTAATTGTCCCTTTGGGATTTTCATCTGTGTACAAATCTGAGTGTTTTTTTGATTTAGCTGGTTGTCCAGGTTTTCTAGGAATTCTTTTCATTGCATTTTCCATAAATTAATTATTTTATTTGTTTGATCTAATAATTCATTAAATTTTTCAATTGTCGTATCAAAAGTCATTGAAACTTTTCTGTGGTTCACAAACATTGAAATTGTTTTTTCTTTATTATTAAATTCTACAGAAAAAGACTCAATACTCAATGGATTAAGTTTAATTAATTCCCTTGTATCTAACTTAAATTCAGTAGTTACATTCATATCCCATGAATATATAAATTAAGAAGATAATGTCAAGTAAAAAAACAACTAAATATTAAGGATATTGACAAACTATCCCATAATATCTACTAATACCTCATGAAATTATATCGTTTCATTGCACGTTATGCAGGGCAACGTATAATAATAGACGTTAAAGCACATAACGATGATGAAGCTAAGGTTAATTTCATAAATGGGTTAAAGCAAGGCGGAGGAACGTGGAGAGATGAAAATATGTATTCTCCTTCCAAAGTTTTCATAACTTATGAAGAAATAAATGATGATAGAAACGTTACAGTCTCTGTTACTAAAAAAGATCAGCTTGGAATCCAAGTGGAACCAATCTTATCTTGATAATGGTTGCGAGACACCAGATATGAAGTGGATAGATCTTGAACTTAAAAAAACAAGACTAGCAATGAGAGATCTAGCCAATGTTGTTGCAAGACAAGAATTATTAAGAGAATACTCAGATATTTCTAGTTAAGGCAACAAAAAAAATAGAATAGTTAAAATTCTAAAGGATACTTTCGTCTTTAATATTTAAATTCATTTTTGTAAATAAAACTTTACCGTTTTTATATTGTCTAGATTTTTCTAAACAAATCGGACAAGCAAAAATACTTTCTTCTTTTGTTTTTCTAAAATGCACCGGGGTTCCACAATGAGGACAAATTCCTAAATTGACATATACTTCCTCTAAATCCATTATGCATCTCCCCAGTCCTTTCCAATTGTAACATCGACTTTAGACGGCACAACTAATTCTGGAATAGAACTTTCCATTATTTTTTTTATTTCTTCTGAATCTTTGCTTTCCCTTACACTAAAGCATAATTCGTCATGTATTTGCAACATAGGTAAAAATCCAGCATTATAACAGTCAATCATAGCTTGTTTAACTTGATCTGCAGCTGAACCTTGAATGAGTCTATTTAAAGCTTTAAATGTACCGGATCTTCTAATGTTATTAATTCCATACTTTTGAACTGCATCATCATAAGTTGTTGATTTATTTAATCCCCAACTTGCAACTTCCCATTTATCAAATCTGCAACGTCTTCCTCTAATTGTTCTTATAGACCCATTTGCTTCTGCTGATTCTTGACACTTTGACGCTAATTGTTTTACGAAAGGAACTTTCTTGTTGTAATTCTCCAAAAGTTTTTTTGCTTCTTCTTCTCCGATTCCAAGTTGAGCGGATAATTTTTTGGCACCCATTCCATAAAAAAGTCCCAAGTTAATAGTTTTCGCTTGTCCTCTAGGTATGCCCGCCATATCTGCGACTGTTTGATGGAAGTCTGCGTCGTCTTTCTCATAAGCTTTTATTAATTGATCTGATCCCTTAAATCCAACTGTGTAAGCATAGTGTGCCACAAGTCTTGGCTCCTGTTGCGAATAGTCGAATGAACCCCATAGTAAATTAAAATCAGGTTTAAATATAGATCTAATTTTAGATCCAAACTCTTTATTTTTTGCTGGAACTTGCTGTAAGTTTGGATTTGACATGGATAATCTGCCAGAAACTGTGCCCCCTGAATCTGATTTTAATTGATTTATTTCCGCGTGAATTCTGCCTTTATGTTGATACTTTATAATTGAATCAATAAATGTAGATGTAAATTTGTTTATTTCTCTTGCTTCTCGCAGGTATTTTGCAATCGGTGCAGAACAATTTAATAGCCAATTTGCTGTAAAGCTTGGTTCTTTTGTCTTCTCTGTTCTTGGATAGTCTATCTTTAATTTATCGAAAGCTTTTGCTATACTTCTTGCCTCCCAAATTTCTACATTCAAACCGCATTCTTTGTTAATTTGATGTAATAAAGTTTTTTCTTTTTCTAAAAATTCTTTCTTTAATTTTTCAGCCTGCATGACATTTACACGTATTCCTTTTGCTCTCATTGAAATTAGAATCGGCGTAAGTCTAGTCTCTAAATCAAATATAGTTTGTAAAGAGTTGTCGTAAATTTTGAATTTTAAATATTGCCAAAGTTTTAAAGTTAATGATGCATCTTGTTCGGCATAAAATCCTACATACTGTGCTGGTAGTTTATAAAGCTCCTGTTTAGCGTCTAGACCCCAATCGGCCGCTGCTTCTTTAAGCTCTTGTTCAGATTTTGTTTCGCCTAACCAATCGAAGCCGAGAGAATTTAGTGAATAGGAAAATCTATTTTCGTCTACAATAGCTGCAGCTATCATAGTATCAATTATTCTTCCATTTTTAATATTGATCCCGTGCGCTCTTAACCAACCCACATCGTATGATGAATTGTGAAATATTTTATCACCTGAACCACTTACTATGTCTTGAACCCAATCCATTACCATTTTGTAATCCATGTTGGAACCAACTTCATGACTGATAGGGTAATAACCAACAAAGCCTTCCGTGGCCACACCTATGCCTACAATGTTTCCGTCCATGGTAGGCCAACCAGATCCCTTTTCTTTTATGTTTGGATCTTTTGTTTCTAAGTCTATTGCTATTTCTTTTGCATTTTTTAAATCAGGAAAGTGTGTCGGGGGAGTCCAATCGGATTCTTTAAATACAAAATTTATTTGATGACTCATTTTGTGTAATCTCTTTTAATAATCATTTCACAATAATGTATTGCTTTTTTAATATCAGCCAACTTACCTTTGTCTTGATGTCGTGTTATATATTTTACTACATTACCCTCTGCAAAAAATAATTTATTTTTATTTATATATTGCGATGGTTGAATGGCATACTTTTTATAATGTTTTCCACCAACTTGTTTAAAAAAATTTTTATTTGTCATAAATATATCTTATTTTTGGCTTAAATTTTTTATGATATTCGTCTCTAATTATTCTTAATCTTTTACACATTAACTGTAATATTTTTAAACGTTTTCTTATTAGTATTAATTCTTTTTTCATGTTTTTTATGCTGTTAAAATTGCATAACTCTATTTTTCAACCAACTGTAGCACAACTGAGTTTTTACAATTTAAACATTAAATATTTCTTTTAATTTCATTTAACATTCTACAAAGTGGAAACGTATATTGATGATTACTTCTCAATATATGTAAGTTTTGTTTAGCTCTTGTTACTCCTACATACCATACTCTATATTCAGAGCAACGATCTTTTCCTATTTTATTTTCTAAATGAGCAGGCCAATTAGATTTTTCATAAATTACTACATCATTAGCTTCACCACCTTTAATTGAATGAATTGTGTCTATAATAATTTCAGAATCTAAATCAGGATTGATATCAGCTTCAATTAATTTATTAAAATAATATTTGTCATGCTCAGAAAAATTTCTATTAAATATGTTAGTCCAATCATCTTTAGGAACTCTAAGACCAGCTTCTGTAACTAAAAAATTATAGTCAAATAATAAATTGTTATTTATAGCCATCCATTTTTTACTGTCTAAGCTTCTCCAACCATATGTTATTTCATTAATATAAGTGTAAAGAATTTGACATTGTTCTTTATTAATTTTATTACCACGCATTAATTGGTTCCAAAGTTTAATCGCTCTCCATTTATGTATGTCAAAAGACTTTGAACCTTTTGCACTTTGAAAAAATAAACCCAAAGTTTTTGCTTCTTGTTTTAATTCATCTACAATTTCATTTGTTCGGCCAAGTATCATCCAACTGTCTGATGCACCAAAATTTATATCTTTAAGTCTTTGATATATAGTAATATTTCCTATATTTATTTTAGGCACAAAATCTTTTTTCTTTCTACCTTTAATATAAGTTGCAATGTATTGAGAAAAATCGTGTATTGTTTTAGGTATTCTATAAGAAGTTTTTAAAATAAAATCTTTACCAGGAAACTCATTAAAGTACTCTACTTCAGCTCCGTTCCACTCATAAATCGCCTGATCATCATCTCCCGCTATATAAATTCTATTAGAGTTGTTAGCTAACTTATAAATTAATTTCCATTGCAAAGGAGTTAAATCTTGAGCTTCATCTATAATTAAAACTTTTAATTTTGGTGCTGGAGCATTTTTAATATAATGCTCGATCATATCAGTAAAATCTACTCTATGATCTTGCTTATATTCATCATAAGCTTCAATAATTAATCTAAATTTTTCGTAAACAACTCTTTTAATTTTTTCTTCTTTGTATTGATCATCTGGATGAATTAATCTATTTCTTGCTTTGTCGTACACTCGTAAAGACCAATCATTCCAAACAAGATGTCCATTGTAATTTTCAAATCTAACTCTAGGCAAACCTAATGTTTGAGCAAACTCTACCATATCTATATCAGGATCAACTACTGGAACTTGCTTATAATTTTGTCTGCAAAAACTATGTATTGTTCTAAAATTTCTTAAATCATCATCTGTGCAGCCTACAAATTTTTTAAATGCTCTATATCTTGCCTCATTAACTGCTTTATTTGTAAATGATAAGTAGGCCATGTCCCTAGGTTTGATGCCTCTTGTTATAAATTTATCAACTCTTTCTAGTAGAGTTGTTGTTTTTCCTGTGCCTGGAGGACCATATATTTTAATGGTTCGGTTCTTCAAACGGTGCTTTTTCTCTTTTGAATAAGACATTTGACCTTTCGATTATTGGTTCTTCTGGTTTCCTACAATACCAAATATTTTTAATTTTTAATTTATCATAATATTCTTTTTTAATTGAACCATTCTTTTTTAGTGTATTGATAATTTCAAATTTTTTTATTGCCTTATTATTTTTTCTAATAAATCTTTCAAAAGTTTTATATTTAAAAACTACATTATTATTGTGTAAATACCACATGTCTGCCTCTACTTGCGAAGCATTGTCTGCTTGTTGAGTTTCTTGTGTGAATTGAATCATTAAATCTGCAAATTCTTCTTGTGCTTCTTTATCTTCATCGTAACCCTCAATGTCTTGTTGCATTGTTTTTAATTGATTTAAAAATACTCTGAACTCCTTGTCTTTCAATTTTTGCCAAACCATATCAGCTTGATCAAATAATGCTTCTGCAAATAATTGTTGTTGATTACATTGTTTGCCATTTAATTCTATAGTTTTTTTGTCTATTGTTAAAAAATAAATTGGCGGATTAGTTTTTAATCTTTGAAACGAATCTACTTTTGGCATGTAAGCTGAACTGTCAATGCCATATAATAATGTTCTACATAAGCCAGCGTTACAGTGATCTTTCATTGGTTTGTCACTACACTTATATCCATAATCTTTTTTTTCATAACTTTTAATTACAGCTTGAACTTCATGTGCAGGTAATTGTTCATAGAACTGATCATTACGATCCCAAACTTCTTTTTGCCATCCATCTGGATTTTTCTTTTTTGCAAGAGTCGCAAAAGCAGTAAGAGCATTATTTCTATATCCACCTTCACATCCATTTCTTATTATAGCTTGTAAGCAGGGAGGAAATTGATTAAATTCTTTTTCTTCAATTAAACTATCATCTACTTTTATTGAAAAAAATTGTTCTTTTGTTAATCTAAACTTATCAATAAAACTATACCAATCAATTAAAGGTATTCCTGCTCCATTATCATAAAGTGCATAACGTGTTGTCCTAGCCGCTTTTTGATAAGGAATATTTAACCAATTACCTAAATCATTTCTGTGAACCATGATTTGTCTTTGTTTTGGGAATATTTCACAACTAGATAGTCCTAAATCAGTCGATAACAAACTAAGTTTATCAATCATATCAGAGGCCTGTATTGGTTCTTTTGTATGTAAAAATAAATGCACTCCACCTGACTTTGACCTATAAGGCACAAGTGGATACTTTTTTTTTCTAATATTTCCTATTAAATTTTTTACGTTTAAATCGTATTTATCTACGTCTATGCATCCCCAAATACACGTATTGTCTTGTCGAATGGGTATAACACCTAAATTAATTTCACCATTTAAATGTTTTTGAAATAATTCTTGAGTGAGAGGAGCACGCTTAGTTACAGCGCGCCCTCTCTCTTTTCCAGTCTTTTGGTCTTTATCGCCTTCAAGATAATATTCCCCGTAGGCAATATCTAAGCCTTGAAATATTTCGATAAATTTCTCGACCATTAAAAAGGAGTTTGTTCAGATTTTGAGCTTTGTTGAGTTTCAGTTGCAACTGGCGTATCATCTTCATAATTTACAGACACACCTTTGCGACAAGTTTCGTACAAATCAACTGCAGATTTAAATGCATTTTGATTTGATACCTGCCCTATATGATTTATAGCCCAACCAGTCCATTGACCCTTACCGTTTGATTCTTGAACAGTAGTTAGTTTATAAACTTGGCTAAATGATGGTTGTGATACCAAATCACCCTTACTGTTTTTAACTTTTGGTAAGGCTCTCATCATTGAGTTCCACTTTCGAGATTTTTTAGCTTGAGTTCTACTCATGGAAATTAACCCTGTAGTGTTTGGACTTTGATCCTCATTTAATAAAAGAACAAAGTGAGATGCTGTTCCCTCTAAATAGTTTCCGTTTAAAAGCCTGTCTCTATTTTGAGCATCCCTTTTTGTTTGAGATACAATATCTGAATCAGCAGAGTAAATTTTAACAGGTGCATTTACACCTCCAGTTCCTCTTTCTTTCCATTCAATATATTCAAACTTATAATAACAAGGAACAACTAATATACCTTTGGCTCCGTCATACAGTTTTTTTGTAACAGAGTTACAAATCATTCCTGTTTGAGCACCTTCAATATATTTTTCGTGTCCAAGTCTTTTTTCGTAAGATGCATCGCTAATTAATTTAATAAACGGCATAGCCATTTGATTGGCTGTTACGTTTTCTAGCCCTGCATCACCGTACTGATCAATTATAGAAGCTACATTAAATGTAGGTTTTTCTACGATTGCAGTTTTTTCTTTCTTGACTTGTGTTTGCATTTTAGTCCTTAGTGGTTAGTTTAGTCTTACTAGAAATGTGCACTCCAAACAAATCATCAGGTATGTCCATTCCTCTTTCAGTTTGTTCCTTAACAAACGTAGACAAAGTCATATGATGAACATGTTCTTTTTGAATTGGAGTTGTGCCTTTAGATCTTAGAAGTTCTAGCACTTCTCTTGCTTTACTATCTTCACCCATACTAAACTCAACAGAAATATCGTGTTTAATAATATCTCCGTAGCCATTTTTCCTTAGCCAATCAAATGCCTTAGATTGATTCGCTTTAGTAATATAAGCTTTGTATGTTGGAACAGCCTCAACCATAGTTCCATCAGAGAGTTTAATCATTGATATATCCATCTCAGCCATTAAATTAGGAATTAGCTCAGAGGATATTAGGGCTTCTTTTTCAACAAGCTTTTTTACTTCTGCTTGTTTTTCTTCAATATCAGTTTGTGTTTTTTTTAAATCTTGACATAATTTTGATATTGAGTGCATTTTATCTTGATCAACACTTTGCAGTGCATCAAGACTGTTTGTTGCCACCATTTTTTCTCCTTGACGTCTTATTAAACTACTATAAACACATGTCAAACATAATTTTGTGGTAGCAAAATATATTTTTAAAACTGAACCTTTTGCACATCAACGCAAAGCATTGGAGCTTTCTTGGAATAAAGAGAGTTACGCTCTTTTTATGGAGATGGGCACAGGAAAAACTAAAGTTTTATTGGATAATGTTGGAGTATTATACACATTAAATAATATAAATGCTTCATTAATAATAGCAACAAAATCTGTATACACAGTATGGTTTAATGATGAAATACCTAAACATCTAAACGTTCCTTATGAAACTTATTTATGGAAACCAACAAAAGAAAAAACTTGTCAAGAATTTATTTTAAAACAAAGTGATAAACTTAAATTGTTTGTCATGAACATAGAAGCTTTGTCTACGATTAAGGGTTACCAATTTGCAGTACAATTTTTAATAAAACATAATGCATTAATTGCAGTAGACGAATCATCTACTGTTAAAAACTATAGAGCTAAAAGAACTAAAAATCTTTTAAAATTAAGAAAAATTTCTAAGTATCGTAGAATTTTGACAGGATCACCGGTGACTAAAAGTCCGGTAGATTTATATACTCAGTGCGAATTTTTAGACCCTAAACATTTAGGTTTTAATTCATTTGTAGCTTTTAAAAATAGATACTGTGTATTTGATATTGTTCATATTACAGGGGACAGACAAATTGCTGTACCAGTAGGATTTAAGAATCTTGAAGAGCTAGAACAAAAATTAAAAACGTTTTCTTTTAGAATTAAAAAAGAAGATTGTTTAGATTTACCAGATAAAGTATATACAAAAAGAGTGGTGCAATTAACTGAAGAACAGAAAAAAGTTTACAATGAAATAAAAGAACAAGCTATTGCAAACTTAGACGGAGATAGAATGACTGTCAATAATGTGCTCACTGAAATTATTAGACTTCATCAAATTACTGCGGGTTTTTTTTCTGGAGAATCTGGTAAGATACAAAAATTAAATAATAATAAATTAGATGCACTATTAGAAATTATAGAAGACACTGACGAAAAAATTATTATATGGGCAAACTGGGTTTATAATATTGAAGAGATAACTAATAAACTTATAGACATTTATGGTCCGTCGTCCGTTGTTAATTTTTACGGCGCAGTAAATTCTGAAAAAAGAAGTAAAGCTATTGATTTATTTATGAATGATCGCAATTGTAGATTTTTTGTCGCTAACCCATCAACTGGAGGATTTGGTTTAACACTGACATCGGCCACATTAGTTATTTATTATTCAAATAGTTTTAATGCTGAGCATAGAATTCAATCTGAAGAAAGAGCTCATCGAATAGGCCAAACTAAAAAAGTAACTTATATTGATTTAATAACTGAAGATAGTGTAGATGAAAAAATTGTGCTTTCTTTAAAAAATAAATTTAAACTATCGGCTGCAACCTTGGGAGAGGTTGTTCGGACTTGGTTATAATTTTATATTCTTCAAATTTTTTCCACCATTTGTCTTTCCACATTTTCATTTGATCTCCGAATATTTCAAACGATTGAAATTGTAAATCTCTTGAACACATTAACACTACACCGCCCTCTATTTCTCCATAATGTTTACTATGTGCTTCAGCATATGCTGCTAACTGTAAAAAATAATCTTCGATCCACTCAGCTCGTTTAGGTTTATTAGTTTGTTTAAAATCAATGATTGTTGGTTTATCCTTATAAATACCTATTAAATCTGTAGTTCCAGCATACAGGTCTTCATATCTTAAACTAGTTTCAGATCCCCAAGCTTCTTTCACATTCTTCAATCCTTCCTTAATAATCATATTAGCCATGTCCTTAGCTTTCTGTCCTTCATCTGTCATGGACATATAATTGGTGCCTTCAATATATTTCTCTAAATATTTATGCATCTCAATTCCAATTTTAGATGCTTCTTGTTTAATTCGTTCTGCTTCTTCGTTACCAACTTTTTTTATCCATTTATCAAGATTTAATCTATCTTTTGTTTTAGATAGTATAGTTGTAACTGACGGAATCTTCATTCCATTAACAACATATGTTCTTCCACTCTCTTGAGTGTCTTTGTCGTATTTTAAATAATTGTATTTTTTAATTAACACACTAACTTATTACTTTAATACAGCCGTAAGTAAAGTAACAATTATACTGCCCATAGCTGCGATAATTACACCCGCTGACACCATAATTACTTTTTCAAGTCTAACGATTCTTTCATGTAATTGATCAATTTTTTTAAACGTTTCTCTTTGCATCATTCTGCAAAGTTTTTCGTGTTCATTAATTCTAGTTAAGGCTGTTTTACCGTTTTTATACATTTTCCCTACCTTGTGCTGCTAATATTCCTAAAGTATCAGTTGGAAAAGCTGCGGCAAATCTTTGTGCATTAATCGGTTGTTGTGCAGACAAAGGCACAATACCTGGCAATCTTGGTAATGCTGCTTGTAAAGGCCCTGGAGGAGCTTGTCTTACTGCTTCTCTCATTAATTGTTCTTCACTATCATTTCTTGGTGCTCCGCCAATTGGTCTAAATAAATCATCAATTTCTGGTGGAGGTAAAACTTTTCCTAACATGTTATCAGGAACCGAAGCAAACAATCTTTCTTTTTGTTTTGGATCTATATGTAAACCTTTTAAATCATCTGGAACATATTTTTCATTCGATAATCTTTGCAATAGTTCCTGAGTAGATATGTTTCTACCTTCAAATTTTCTTGGATCATTTGGATAATCATTAGACAAAACATTTAATATTTTTATAATTGATCTACGCATTGCTGCTGCGACTAATGTTGTGTCGCCTGTTTCAGCGGCTTCTAAATAAGTTTTAAAAGAACTATTAATTGCTTTTAATCTTTGAGGACTTGCAAAAAATCTATTAGTAAAATAACCTAAAGCTAACAAAGGCACCATACCCAAAGGACCAAAACCATACATTCCAAGTGCTAAACCTGCTACGTTACCTGATAATATTAACCTTCTCGCTAAGAAAGTAGATGCATCAGGAACTATCATTTTATTTAAAGCTGTTACATAACCAATTAAATCTTCAAGTTCCTTAACCATTTTTTTACCTTGTTCAGGTCCTAAAATCATTTCAAATTTTTTAGCATGTTCGGCTGTTGGTAAAACTAATTTTCTAAAAGTATCTGGATCAAATTGGATATTTCCTCTAGCATATTGTGAAACACTATTTCCATTTGGTAATTTCATATCTGCAATTCTAGTTGCTGGTAAACCTGCCTCTTGAAAAGTTCGTTCTCTGCCAATCAAATCTAAAATAAAATTATCTTCACCAGCCGCTCTTACAAATGATTTTTGATAAGCATCTGATAAATATGCTGAATGAAGTCTTTTTAAAGTTTCATTACCTTCCTTTGAACCTGCTTTTAAAAATTGATATTGTCCAGTTTCTGGATTTATTTTATATTGATCCGCTTGTAATAATTTTTGTAAATCAGTCACAGCATCAAAACTTTGTCTGCTTGGTGCAGATGTAAAAATATTGTCGGCCACTGTTTTTGCAAGTTGGTCTGCATTTTTATTTCCTGATTCAAAAAAACCAGCTACTTGTTTATCTGAGAATAAATTTTTACCAAAATTATTTCTTATTTTATCTGCTAAAGGTGTTTCAAATGAAATAATATTTTGAGCATATTGTTTATTAGCTTCAACTAATTGTTTTTCAAGTCTGCTTATAGCATCAGCGTTTAATTTAGCTCCTTGAGCACCAGTAACTTGACCAATAGTTGTTTTAATTGGTTGTGATACGTCTAAAATTTGATCAGCTATAGCCTTATTTGTTGGATTATATCTTAAAAAAATTTCAGCAGAAGGATCTAAGTTAATGCTTGCAAAATCTTTTTCCATGGATTGCACTAACTCTTTGTAAGTATTTATTAATTCTAAGTTATTCGGAGATCTCGCCACTGCATTATTTAATAGTTGCCTCATTCTTAAATATTCATTAGGAGAAATCAATCTATTTGATCTAAGTAAATTTTCATAATCAAACATAAATCTACCAATAGGAGTCTGCAATACTTCATTAGTTAGACTTAATTTGAATTCTACAGGTGAGGTATCGCTTTGCTTTATAAAATTATAATATTTTCTTTGATGATTCATTGGTATTATCATTGGATCTCCAAATTGATTAGACATCTGTCTAAATAAATCGTAATTTACATCGTTCATATTTCTAAAATTCAAATAATTTTTTTCCATTTGACGAGCAACATTATCTGATACTGAGGCTAATTGAGCTAAGTGCATATTAGGTTGTAAATTAAATACACTTTCAACTTTTTCTGCAAATGCAGCTATTCTTTTTGCTTTTGCTTGTTCAGCTGGTCTTCCAACAAAAGGAACTTGTCCAAATACTTTATTAAAACCACTTAAAATTCTACCTCCTATTGTATTAGGATCTGCTGCTTCAAAAGCAGATGCCTCAAGTCCATTAGTCTCAGCTAATTGTTTAATTTTTTTTGCATAATCACCTTCAAGTCCTAAAAATTGTCTTGTTAATTTTCCTGCTCCAAAAGCAATAGGAGCTAATAATTCTGCTCCAGCACTCCAAGCTAAACCAACTGCTAAATCATCAGCTGCCTGAATAAATGGATTAGCATTGATGTCTTTACCTTTATAACCTTTTGCCTCAATTCCTTCTTTTGCTCTTATAATTTCATCTGCTATGTCATACGCTTGACCTCCGGCAGTGTATCCTAATGTTCCAGCAACTACAGGTCTTAAAATAGCTCCTATTGGTTTACTAGGATCCAATCCTCCAATTCTATCAAGGTTCATTAATGCATTTGAAAATTGAGTATTAGCTGGTTTTGTAAATGCTTCTGGTTTTAATTTTGATATTAAAGAAGCATACTTAGTTGGATTAGCCACAATTTTAGCAAGTCTTGTTCTATCCATTAATAATTGAGCTCCAAAAGCTCCGATATCAAATACAGATTGAACAGTATCTCTATTTAAAATATCGCCAGTTGCAGCTCGTATTGGGTCATATTCAGCAGTTTTTTGTTGAGCTAATTGATCTGCTACTCTTTTTTGATCTTCTAGAATGTCTTTTATAGGTCTTGTCTGAAGTTCACCTTTTTTTTGTAGGCCATCTAAAATATTTAATCTTTGTAAATCTAATTTACGCAAATCGATTTGATTTGTATTTAACAATTCTTGTATTTCTTCTAATGTCATTTTAATAATGCTCCACCTATTGCATCTCTAGAAAATATTTTATTAAAGATACTTTGATTATTTTTAGTTGTATTTTCAATTATATTTTTTGTTGAACTTGGTAAGTTGAATGCTTTGTTATATTTTTCGTCTATATCTGATAAATCAATACCAGCTGCAAAAGCGTCATTTATTGTAGCTTCCCTGCCAGATTTAAATTGATTACGTAATACGCTATATCTTGCTATAATCTCTTCATTTGATGGATTTAAGAAAGGAATATATGTAATCAAACCACCAGCAACATCTCTTGCATTATCTACGTCAGATACAGCTATTCTATCTTGTCTTTTATTAACTTGTGCTAAAGAATATACAGCAATTAATTCAAAGGTTCGTAATTGAGCTTGATCTCGTAATGTTTCATCAGTACTATTTAAATTTGGTGAAATTTTTTTTAATTCAAAAAAAATTTCATTAGCTGCTTTAATCCCACTAGCTGTGTCTTTAGCATTTGCAGGAGGTTTGTTAGAATCAATTGCATTTGGTAAATCTGCTGATAATTCATCAACCAACCTATTAATTGATTCAGCATAATCTTTACCGCCCATCAATTGGTTTATTTGTGCAAGACTTCTTCCAATAATTAAATTATATCCACCGAATGCACCAGAGGCACTTGGATTTCTTCTTACTATTTCTAACACAGATTCAGTTACTTTATCTCCAGCGGCTTTTGCTCGATAATCAGAAACAAATTTTCTACGTTCTATGGGATTTTCCTCTAATTTAAAAAAATTTAATATTTCTGATGGATCCACTTTATAAGGCGTAGGTGTTCCTTTAACATTTTCAAAAATAGTAAATTTACCATCATCTGTGGGAGTGGCGTATCTTATTTTTTTTTCTCCAGTGATTTTATCTAAAAGTAATACTCTTTGTTTAGGTGGCTCTATTTTTTCAATTTTTTTTGTATCTTTTCCTAATTGAGAAAGTATACTTTTTGTTAAGTCTAACTCATCTTTTTGTCTTTCTCTCTCTAAAGCTATAGCTATTGGAATTACTTTTTGACCTGCTTGTCCTAATACATCTAAAAAACCCCCTAAACCAGGTTTGTCAGTTCTTCCAGATAGTAAATTTGATGCAATTTGTAAAAGCATTAAATTTCCAGCTTTATCGTATCCTTCTTCACCCATTATATCTTTAACCAAATCTTTTACTGCTTGAAGTTGCACTAGTCGTCCTTGTTTAGCTGCAAGTAAATCTAATTTTAAAGCAGTAGAATCAGCATTTTGTAAAATATTTTTTTGAGCATCTATGCCAGCTTGAACTTGATTTGTTCCAAAAGGTTGTCCAGTAACCGTTGGCGGTTGTAAGTTTTGCACATTTCTATCGTACTGACCTATATCACCCATGGCCTCTCTTTCTAAATCTGCTTTACGACGTTCTTCTAATTCAGAACCTGGTATTGCAGGTCCTGTTTCTGATGCAATAAATGATTCTGCTTTTTTTTCTCTTGCACCTCTCCCTAATTGATAAATTAAATCATCTCTTTTTTGTTTTAATTGATCTCTGTCGGTTGTTAAATAATCTAATCCGCCTGCACCAGCAATTAAACCTGCTATACCTAAAGGACTTCTTAAAGTTTTAAGTGTTCCTTTTCCTAGATTTGCTAATGACTGACCTGAACCAGAAAAACTAGTTTCAAAAAAAGGAAAATATTTAGATCTTTGAAATTGTATTAAAGGTTTAGGAGTTTGTGGTATTTTTCCTCCTTGTTCAGGATATTCAAAAAATTTTCCTAACTGTGCTTTTTGAACTACTAATTTTCTTTTATGAATAGGAACCATGGTCCGTGCTCCTATGATGGTTGACGGTTAAAAACTGAATAAGCTGCAATGCCTGTTCCAACAGCTTGAGCAAGAGGAGATGTTTGTGGTGCAAAACCTTGCGTAACAGTTTGTTGAGAAGAAGGCACTCCTCTTTGAATATCTGATAGAAAAGATAACCTTTGATATGGATCTGTTGCCTGTTGAACAGCAGTTTGTCTGGCTGCTTCTAGTGTAGCTTGTTCTATTGCTCTTCCAGTTCCACCAGTTGCCATTAAATTTTGTATATCTTGAGTTTGTTGTCTAGATAAAGCATCACTAACACTTAAACCAACTTGTGCTGCTCCTAGTCCTGTTTGTGCTTGCAATGCTTGGTTAGCTTGAAAACCTTGTAACGCTTGCCCAAATCCAGCAAACTGAGCTTCACCTATTTTACCAAGTCGTGCTCTTTCAAATTCACCAGCAGCGATTGCTTGCCTACCACCACCAAAAGCTCCTTCAGCAATTGCTTTTGCTTGTAATTGATTCTGTGCCATTTGAGATTGTCTATTAATTTCATCAAGCACAAATTGATTATAGGGATTTAAAAATCTCTGAAATTGTGCAGAAGAAGGATCTAATTGTGAAGCAGAAACAGCTGCTCCAGCTCTTTGTTGAGCACCTGTTAAAGCACTAATACCCTGACCAGTTTGTCCAGCTAATGTTTGTGCAGCTCTTTCTGCTGTAGACAAAGGAGCCACTTGAAACGCTGGTAATCCTAATGGTTGACTTGCAGTTATTGCAGCTTGATCCATTAAACCTAATCTTCTAGCTTCTATTTCTGGTGCTTCTCTTATCGTTTGAACGTTTGTAGTATTTGCTGGTTGGCTTCCACCACCACCTCCTCCAGATGATCCGCAATGTGCAACAGATCCATTATACTCAAAAGACTCTTCTATAAGAATCTTATCTGTAGCCATATCAATAACTAGTTTTGTATAAATTTTCATAATACTTTTTCTAATTGAACTTGCGTTTTTAAAAATCCTTTTGGTTTTAAAATTTTTTCCCAACCAGGTCTTGTAATCATTTCCATTTTCTTGCACCCTTCGTCTTTTGCAAATTCAAGTATATAATTCATAAAATTCACCCATCTTTTCATGTTATTGCCTGTAGTTATTTTACAACTACAAACTTTGTATTTGGGATACTGTCTTATTTCAGTAATACAAACACATAAAACTTTTTTTTCTACATTGTCCCAAGCAATCCATAACTGCATGAGATCTTTTTCTAACCATTTTTTAAAGTCTTCAGCGTCTGCGAAACCTCCGTTGTATTCACAAGCTGCTTGAATCTTATCTTTAACTAAAATCCAAACATCTTTAACGTTTTCAGACTTAAATTTTACACAATACATTATGCAAATTTTTCTAATTCAGCCATTTGTTTGTAAAAAAATTGAGCACCTAAATTTCTTTGTTCTTCTTTAGATTTACCCCCCATTAATTTACCAGCACCAAGGACTGATTTAGATTTTGTAACAAACTCACCATCTGCTAGTTGAGCTAACATGGTGTCTTTATTTCCGCTTCCTTTACCAGTTTCATCTCTGACTAATTTACCGGAAGTTCTTTTGTAATTCATTTCATCATTTTCATTTCTAATTAATTTTGAGGGTAATACATCAACCACGTCACCGCTCATAAATGCTTTTGGTGGTTCATTTACTGACCTTGCTTGTATTAATTCTATTAATCTTTGTATATATTCTGGTGTATTAGGAGCCTTTGGTACACTTACATCGCTTTCACCAACAAGTCCTAGTATGCCTTTTAAATCATTTATTGGCATTTTAACATCATTTGATAAATTATTTAATATTTTTTTAGCCTGATTAATGTCAGCAATAGATAATCTATCTGTGTCTTTCATTTCTTGCGCAAATTTTATAGCAGTATTATTTGGGTCTGATTTATATTCCAAAATATATTTTCTTTTTAGGGCCTCTGGCAAATTTTCAGCAATAGTGTCAATTCCCAATGACATTGGTTCAGTTTCAGTTTGCAAAGATTCACCTTTTGATGGTTGCGGTAAAAATCTATTTTTAGCCATCGCGTACAAACTACTTATTGGCGATGAGGGTGTATTTATGGCCATTGCTGATTGGTTCATTAAATCATCTGGTGATGCTAGACCACCTTCTTGCATTCCGCTGTAAGGAGATCCTTCTGGATATTTAGATGGATCTGGTCCGTATCTGCCAGAGAATGGTTGAAACATTCCAGGATCTGCTGCATAGAATCTATTAAATCCAGGGTACTTTGGTTGAGGTGCAGGTGTTGGCTTGAAAGCTCCAGCAGCATATAATCCTGCTCCTAATGCCCCAGCTCCTAATAAAACTTTTCCCTTATCATATTCTTTACTTGGTAAAATTTTACCAGCTTCATCTGTTTTTCTAAAAAAGTCTAATCCTTTATTTATTGCTTTACTTCCTTGCTCAAATGCATCACTTAATCCTTTTCCAAAAGAAAAAGAAGGAGAACCTTGAACACTTTGTTGAAACTGCATGTAGTCACCTGCGTCATACTGCATTGGTAATTCTTTTCTAGTTGCAGCTAATCCCGCTTCTTGTGCTAATACTTCTCGTCCAACATTACTTCCTACTTGACTTAGATCATCTATACCAGGAATTGTAGATATACCTTCTTGTGCTCCAGCAGAAGCTCCTTGAGTTGCATAAGCTAAAGCTGCATCGCTAATAGTGCTTTTAAGTAAATCTGAACCTCTTTTACCTTGTAATGCGTTGATACCTCCAGATATCAAAATCGACGCTGTAATCGGATCCATATATGGCTTGCTCCTGTTTTAAATACGTATTTAGAACACTTTATTCAATTTTAGCAAATTCGTCAATGAACCTAGCTTTAAATGGTGCCGATCCGTGATGGGTGATCTCTGCGTCAATCAAAGCAAATATACTACCACCAGCTGCTTTAAACCTACTACAAAAAGCAAAATCTTCTCCAATAATTTTACCTTCAGATTCATCATACATTGTATCCCAAAAATTGTATGCAAATTTATCTTTTTTAAGTTTTAAATTTGAATAATAATTAATTAACCTTACAAAGGCTTCTCTTTTAATAACCATACATCCAGCAGGTCCTTTTTCTATTTCAACAATACCATTTTCACAAATCATGTCATTAGGATTTAAAACTTTTAATGGCCAAACGAAACCACCTTTGTCAATTGGAATTTTATATTTAGTCCACATTTCGTCTGCTTTTTTCCAATCAAAATATTTAAGAGGATAAGGAATTAAAATTATTTCTTTTTCAGCATCAATCATTCTAAATATATCTTTGGCATTGAATTGAATGTCAGTGTCTATAAATATCATATGAGTGCAATCACTTTGAAGAAAAGCATTGGTGCAATTATTACGCCCTACAGTTACTAGAGATGCTTTATGCAAATGTAAACTTATATGTTTTTTTCTTTTGCAACATTCTGATTGTAATAAAAATATTGATTGTAAATAATGCATATCCACTTGACCCATGGTTGGTGAGCTAACAAAAAGTTTCATTCTATTATTAATTCGTCAACAAATTTACCGCAGAATTGATGTTCGCCTACATGAGTTATGATGTCATTAACATACGCATGACATTTACCACCTATATCTTTCCATTTTTTACAAAATGCAAAATCCTCGCCCATATAAGTATGTTTTTCTTGATCAAACAAAGTATCAAAAAAATTATACAAAAAAGGTTTATCAATTGGTTTGCCATTTATAATTGTAGGTTGTATAATTTTTAAATGTGGATATTTATCAATCATTTTTTCTATTACAGATCTTTTAATTAACATACATCCTGCTGGTGAATGAGAAACCTCTATAACACCATTTTCTACTTTTAAACGCTCTTGATCATCGATCCGCATAGGATAAGTATTGCCACTTAGTGATAAATCCACTGCATTTTTAATTTTACCAGATTTAAAATTTTCAAATATTTTTTCCCAATTTATTGTTTTCATTGGATATGGAATTGAAATTACGTCTTTGTCTTTTTCAATCATTGTAAATATAGATTTTGCTTGAAAATCTATGTCAGCATCTATAAACAATAGGTGCGTGTGTCCAGTTTCCATAAACCCTCCTACGCATAAATTTCTACCTTGTGTTACTAATGATGATTTAAACAATTGAATTGTGATCTTTACTTTTTTAGCGTAACATTCTTTTTGAAATTCTAATAACGATTGTGTGTAATGAATAGATACCTCTGAGTGCACTGGAGTTGCTATAAATATTGAAAACCCTATTTCATTATCTTTAGGTTTATCAGCTGGTAAAGGCTTAATCCAAATTGGTTTACTTGAGTCTTGCATTTAAAGCACCTTTTATAAACTGTGTCCACTGATTACCTTGTTTTTTCCAGTTGTAAAAATCATTTGTGTATTTTATTTGAAATTTTAAATGATTGACAATGTAATTTTCGTGCAAATGATTTGCAGCAATATCTATTGCCATGGCAAATTTTTTTGCTAATCTAATAAAATCTTTTTCATAATTAACATAAATTGGAAATTCTGCACAAGTTTCAAACAAAGCACCAAAATTTGTTGTTATTAAATATAATCCAGCAGACATTGATTCTAAAGCTGATATACAAGATGTTTCTTCCCAAATGCTTGGATAAGCAAATACATGATATTTATGTAAATTTTCTAATATAAATTCGTGTGGTTTATAACCAATATAATTTACATTAGATAAACGTCGTGCTTGATCGTAAAGCCCTTGATAAATAGTATCGTTTGCTTGTTTAAAATTATCTCCATAAACTTGTGTTGAGGAATACACATCTAATGTAATTAATGGATTGTTAATAAACTGCATTGCAGCAAGTATTACATTCAAACCTCGCCAAGGAGTTGGATGAAATATTAATTTTATTGGATCTCCTTTTTTAAAACTAAAATCTACAGGTTTTATATTAACAACTCCATTTTTTATTACTGTGCAACGTTCAGTGGGTAAATCAAAAGCCATTCTAAATTTTTCATAATTCCAATGAGAATTAAACACATACCAATCATAAGCTTTATGATTTGATTTATCTTTAAACCAAGGTGCTATATTAGGTTGATCATAAGAATTTTTTTGCCAAAGAATATTTAATTTTGTAGGATGTAAAGGCACCTTACCTGGTATTGATGTACATATCTGTACTTGATCAAGTAAATCTGGACTTACATATTTTCTTAAAAACTCAAATTGAAGTTCGGTGCCACCTCTAGGATCCATTACCTAGTCTTACCAAATAATGACAAATGTGCAACAGTTACTGTAACGTCTTGTGCGATATCCTCTTGTTTAGTTGGTGTATTAGGGTTTGCAACATCAGCATTTGCTTCCGCGGCCGATCCATAAACCTCACCCGTTATTTTGTTTCTGTATGTAATTTTTGTAGGACATTTTATAACTGGCACCTCTTTACCATCTATAATTCTATATTCTTTTATATGTTGATCCGTTAATATTATTTCGTCATCCATATCAATTAAAACCCATTGGACATTTACGTTTAACTTCTTCTTTGTTTGATTTGCTTTTACCTAATTTATAACCAATAAAAAATGAAAAAGCTACAAATAGTAATACTATTAATGTATGCCAAATATAAAATATCATTTTTTTTTTCCTTGTCCGTTATAAGTTTTTATTTTATTTCTTTTATTTGGTCTTTTACTATGTCTCCCTGGTCTTTTTTTGTTTGTTTTTTTTATAAACGTTCCATGACCTGTTTGTAGTTTTCTAGCCATTCTGTTGTGATCTGTTTATTAAAGCAAAAGATATTTGTCCAGAAATTTTATTTGCTGTGCCAACTTGAAATTTTAACGAATCTCCAGCTTCTAATACTAATACATTATGTACCGCGTTATCATGTGAGTTTGCTGCTACGCTTGCATGATAAAATTTATAGTCAGTTGTTTCTGAAATATCATGAAAAAAATAATTTGCTTCAACAGCAGTACTATCATCATTAGCCACAGAAATTTCTTTTACTAATGCAACAGAAGAAACGTTAATAGTTAACACCGTTGTTAAATTAGTTGTGGTTAAATCATAACCTTGAACTTTATAAAATATTGTCATGTGCTATTTCCTGAACTTAAAAACCAAGTAAAAATTTGCAATTCTTCTTTTGTTTCTTCGTTATAACTTGTGTTAAGTTGTGTTTTTAATGTATCAATTGCTTGTATAATTTGACGTTGTGTATCCTTATTATAAACATCTGATGGCTCTGGAACATAAAAATCTATTTTAGCCATTATCTTCTTCCA